GAATGTGCACATCGGCGGAACACACCAACTCACCGACCGATCCCGACACCATGTCCAACACGACTTACACCTTCCAACAGCTCAACAACGCCTTAACCAACTGCACGTCCTTCTTCCTTCGTAAAGGCAAAGACGAAGAAGGCGAGACCACGTACCATCTGCTCGATGGCTGCGGTGATCAAGACGGCGACCCCTTCACCGACCTTTACGACGTCCAGACTTACATCACCAACGATCAGGACGTCTTCAACTATCTGGCGAGGTACAACAAGTGAGAGCCTTGACTGTCTACCTGTCCATCATCTTCGCCGTCACACTAGGCCTTGGTGCCTGGGTGAACGACTTCACAGCGCGGCAATGTGTCGCTAGAACAGGCCAAAGTTATCAGGAGTGTAATCGATGACCGCTACCTACACGCTGCCGACTCACTGGGCATCAGCACTGATTAACGGTGACTGGTCAGGCCTGGATGAGCACGACGAAGAGGCTCTAACCCGTGTAATACACGGCGAGGCTCTGCCGGACCCTGTAGACGTCCTTGATGATTCAGGCTTTTGCAAGTATCACGACGCCACACCATACGGTGTCTTGGCTTGCGACTGTTCAACCTTTGTTTTCCCCGAACAATGACCACCACAACAAACAGCATCAACTGGTTCCTCACTGCCGGAACACTCCGCGCAGCCTTCACACAGGACAAACGAGACGACGGCACAACGTTCTGGACATACACCGACCAGGCTAGGCAATCAGCCGACGACCTAGCTACGTGGATTGGTGAGCTTCACGACGGTGAGCTTCCGAATGATTGGCGATACGAAACGATTGTTGACATATGCGACACGTTGATGGATGAAGGCGACCTAAGCAACGCTGACCCCGGTGAATTGTCGGTAGGTATTGCTAACAACTTAACCGACATATACAACCAAAGTTTGTGTCAATGGTACGCCGACAATGCCAGCCGAGTTGCTTACATTGACGACGCACAATCTGATGGCTTGATTGCTGCTGAAGCAACAACAATCGATCGTCTTATGTGTGGACAATGCATCGCAATCGAACAGATGGCATACAAGATCATCGAACGATTGATCACCCAAAAGTAACACAAATGCCCGGCAAATCGTCGGGCAATTCTTTACAATTTCACAATCATCTTTTTCAGTTCGCACGGACGCAGCATGGACCTAGCAACAGTGAAACACCTGTACACGGAGGAAGCCATCAAACACGCCAAAAAGGTATCTGATGGCACAAGAATGGCAACGTATGTAATCAAGGACGTGTGCGGCACACTGCGTGCATATCCTGTCAATGACATGGCTGATTCACTCCAGGACTTGTCAGGTCACAAAACACTACGGACCCAGGACATTAAACACATGGAAGCACTAGGTTTCCAAGTAGTCACCATCCATGGTGAGCGTATTACACCCGCAATGATCAACTAAACAATGACCAAACATTCAATCACTCAAGGTGAGCTTTCGACGCTTCTTTATTGCTTAGAAAGTCAGGCTGTTGATTTCAAGGACGGAGAAGAATCTACCCTTGATTTCAATGCAGTGTTTGCAAAACTCCAAAGTCTAGCAGACAAAACACCAAACCCAGATCAACTAGACCAAACTGTTCTCACGATTTCACTTGTGTGACCATGAAAATTAAGTCAATCACGCTACAAGTCCAAAACCCCACGATCAAGGACCTGCGGTCATTCGTACGCAAGACTGTGACACGAGACCGCAGCATGTATTCCACGGACTCACAGTGGGATAACGAGACCACGTTCATCAACCGTCAACGTGACCAACTCAAGGACCAATTCGGTTGGTTGTGGGACATGGAGGATGAAGCCCTTGTACATGGTGAGTTCGGCCATCTAACAATCACGGACTCAGAGATCAGCTTCAAGCCCAAACGCTATGCACCCACAGAAATCTGGGTTGTGGCGAAGTGGTATTGCATGACCACTGAACACAAGTACGCACACCTTGCGAGGCTCTCATGATACAAACTGACTACCTAGGTTTGTGGTACAGACAACTCAACGATTCGTTTGCACTTGCTGACTTCTGGCCTGAACGCTATTACAGCGACATCGAGATCATCAACGAATTCATTCCCAACGACTTTCCCGACTCTCATGAACTACACCAAATGGCTCGTCAAGTACGCGGGTAAAGCCCGCACCACTGGTCGCTCATTCAAAGGCGAGATCAAGGTCAAGGCTATGTCAGCAAACCACGCTATTACGGAGGCAATGGTAGAAATACCTAGTGCTCTAGCTAAAATACAGATAACTACTGTACAACAGCTTGAGTAACGATCGTGTCAACCAATGGTACAGCAACCCAAAAGACTACATCAGCAAGGCTAAAGCACGCGCACGTCTTGCACTCACAGATCCATCCATCAAACTAACCACCCTAGAACGGAGCTTCTACAATGTCTTCCAACAACGAGCTGAGCAACTTCAATCGGTATCGCGCACTTGCGATGATTAAACTTGGAGAATGGTTTGACTCACGTGACATGGCTTTCACCCTCGCTGTACAGACTATCTACAGCAAGGTTGACACCTGGATCGAAGATGGCTACGAAGAAGAAAGCGCAGCAGATCTAATCGTAGAAATTATGACAGCAGTTCGTTTACTCGATGAGATTCTCGATGACTTTACCGAAACAAGGGCTAGCATCAACAACCTGTTTGAGGGTGATGGCTACAAAGGTGAAGTTTACCTTACCAACAAAAATGCTTGCGCCAAGCATCGCAAGGTAACAATCCTGCCTGCTGTTGTAGAACCAATCGAATACCAACAGAAAACACCTAAGAAAAAGGTGGTAAAAAGTGAAGCCTGACTACTTTACCGCTGGAGGTTTGTGGATCGAGCGCAGGCGTAACAAGGAAGGACCACCGGTCACGTACACGATCTGGAAGCCCAACACCTCCCGCATCTTCACGGATGTAAAGAAGGCTATCAAGTTCGCCGCGTACCCTGCATCCACACCTACTGGTCAGGAGTTACGTGAGTGGTTCAAGTCGTTTGAACCCAAGAACGTACCGGATCCCGTACCAAAGGAAGAGCCAAACGATCAAACAAAAATGATCACCTGACTACATACCCCTGCTTCGGCGGGGGTTTTTTAGTGTCAAGCCCTACATTCTGTAGACAAAACGAAGAAGCACAAAAAGGTAGAATTAAGTTATGTAATGTGCCACTTAGTCAACTGATTGGGTGGCGTCACAGTCCAAGGTCACTATCTTGTAAGTGCGGCAGGGCCTAGCCCAAACGCCGCAGAACCTGGACAACTGAAAACGTTTTTTTCACAATCACGTGTAGCTACATGTCCAATTCTAATGGAGGTCATTTGACTAAAGATGGGAAAGCGAAAGCGTTGGATGAAGACTTTTTCATCCGTAATGCAATCCATTGTTGGTTGTATTACTTCGACGAAAAGCACAAATGGCACTCCATTTATCAGGATTTGGCAAAACGGGAGTCTTTCATCGGACAGCCCACAAAGCCAAAACCTAGACGGGCAAGACGAGCTACTCGGAAGCCGACTAAAGAGCTATGAAGTTTGTCTAAGTGACGAGAGCATTTACATTCTCGCCGCCAGTGCTGAGGAGGCCGCTTGGTATGCCTTAGAACTGTCCAATGACAAACATTCAGAACTCTTAGACGTACGCTTAATCGATGAGTAAGTATTTCCCAAATAAATGGAAGAAGTACGCGGACATCCCAGCCGATATGTTCCAACCACTCTACTACGAAGACGTAATGGAGTGGAAGATAGCTGGCTGGGAGCTTCCCACGGACGTAGCCTGTGTCATCCGCGCTAGAAATCTTGAAAGCAGCGCAGTAACTGAACATGTGTACAAACGCATGTCATACGCTGAAAACAAGATAAGACAATACATGAATTACAAAACGCACGAACTAATAGTTTGCGCT